CGGCAAGACTCCTCTACAAGTGAAGATGGTCATGGAAAGGCTCCTATGCCCTTTCAACGACAACACTCACCTTGAGATCACTACATCAGGCATTGAGCTTGGTAACAGTGGAATTAAGGTAAGAGGACTTCCCATCATGACTGTTAAGGACGACAATCGTTCTGACGCCGTGCCGAGCCACAGGGGCCATGTGGACACCTTCTTGAGATGGCTCACCTGCTTCAAAGTAGATGATCTAACCCTCACAAAAGTCGTAACGCTGATGGACCTCAGCTTCGCGCATGCTGCCTCCTTCACTCCCCTCGTTCTCTCGATTGATTTCTCAAAGTTCGATGGGAGTCAAGGGTTGTCTTATCTCACTACCTTCTATTTCCTTATGACGAAAGTCTTTGGAGAGTCAACTGGTGCTGTCATTACTGAGTTTCAAAATATGCTCAGGACCGGCTCCACTAAAGTTGGTGGTGTTATGCCAGACGGGACAAAAACCGAGTTCTTACACTTCTTTGATTGGGGAAACCCTAGCGGTACACAGTACACCACTCTCGACAACAATGTCGCCAATATAATGGTTCACTACACTGCCTGGAATTATTTCCTCACCGACTTGTTCGACTTGTTAGACACTTGTAAGACTGATGATTCTTTAAAATCCTACCAGCTTAAGAAGCTGCGGAAGAACCTCAACCACTTTTCAATGTGTTGTGTTGTCAAATTGTCAGTTAGTTCTGGCGATGATGGTGCCGCCTCCATCCTCCCGTTCAAGTATGTCAAGCTCGCTTCTGATTTTCATGGTTATACTGTGAAACTTGAGTGTGATCCCATCATCCCAAGTGTTGGAACAGACATCAATGGCATAGACAATCCCTTCCCCACGCAGATCACTTCTCAAGTTGTTTTCTTGTGTTCGGAAATCGCAGTGACCCACAGCGTTGTACGCAAAACCCTCGATGTCTTCCTAGACAACTTTGACACTTCTTCTCTCTTTGTGATTCCTGATGAAGATGCATTGGTCGAGGTAACACCCCCCGTCGCCCTCGCAGGTGAAGCTTATTCCCCTGCGTCACTTCTCTACGATCGTTGCTCTCTGCTTCGCGTTGCCCGAAACCTTACTGTCACTTCCATGCAGCCTGGCCCTCTCGTGTTTATCGCAAAAGCTATTGGAGCGTTCGTGGCCCAGGTCACTCGCTTCGGCGCTGTGCCTGTTGTGTATGATATCATGATCTGTTATGTGATTATCTACCTGTCTCTTGAAAAGGAGAAA